CCCCCCACCCACCCCGGCACCCGGCACCCCCGGAATTTGCGCGCGTATCGCCTGTCGGCCCCTTGCCTGAGATTGTCCCGGTCTTTCGGTCCGGTGGGGTCGCGCGAAAAATTGAAGTGCCCGTGGGGGCGGGGGGCGCGGGCTTGCCGATGCGCTCAGTCGCGCGCGAAAACGAAAGGCGCCGCGCGATGACCGCAGCGGCGCCTCACGATTACGGTTCGCTCGCCGATGCTCTCGGCAATGCGCGTCCGTATAAAAATCTCACTGACTGGCTTGATGGCGATCCGGAGTATCGCCGCGAGAACCCCGATGTCGTCGAAGCGGTGGTGAAGGATCGCGAGCTCAAGTCGCTCGGCACCGTGAACCTGATGCGATCGGCCGGGCCGATCAGCGATCAATACATTTTCGCCTATGACCCGTTGATGTTGCTCAACGGTCCCGGCGGATCCGGCAAGACGACTGCCAGCGCCAAAAAGGCTCTTGTTGAAACCCAAAGGATGCGTCCCGGTCCAGACGGGGTGCGCCGATACGTGCTCGGCGTCTGGCGAAACAAATACGTCAATTTGTGGAAGGCGACAATCCCCTCCTGGTGGAAAGTCTTTCCGAAGGATCTCCCCGGTGCCAAGTGGGTCGGCGCATCGCCGCGCGACGCCGAGCATGTCGTGATGATTGAGGACCGGCACGGCCTCTGCCACATGACGGCGCGCTTCCGCGCCTTCGGCGACGCGATGGACCCCGACGATGTGCTCGGCAACGAGTTCACCGATGTGTATCTCAACGAATGGAACACGCTGCCGGAGGAATTGCAGATCGCGCTCGGCGATCGTGTTGGCCGCGATCCGCCGTTCGAGATCTCCGGCCGTGTTGGCCGCTTCTTCGGCGACTGCAATGCGCCATCGGTGACGGAATACGTCTACCGCGATTTCTTTGAAAATCCCAAGCCTGGCTATCGCCTGTATCGCCAGCCCGGCGGGCTCGAAGCCAATGCGGAAAACATCCAGGCGGTCGGCCGCGCCTATTACGAAAACTCGGCGGCTAACAACGCGCACCGGCCCTGGTGGGTCAAGCGCATGGTCAAGAACCAGCCCGGTTATACGCGCGCGGCGGAGCCGGTCTGGAAGGAATGGGACGACGATCGCAATCTCGCCAAATCCCACATTCCGGTTATCCGCGAACTGCCTGTCATTGTCGGCATCGACGGCGGCCTCACGGCGCGCGCGGTCTACATGCAGGAGCGCGGCGATGGGCAACTGCGCATCCTGCGCGAAACCGCGATCGAGCCGTGCGGCATGGAAGTTCTCGGCGACCGCATGCTCGCGATCGAGGCGCTGCCCGAATTCGCGGGTTGCGAATTCACCGATCTGTGTGATCCGGCGATGATTGCCGGCGAAACTACCGAAGGCGAAAGATCGGATCGGCAGACCTTGTCGGCTAAGCTCGGCCGCGAGGTCAAGACAGCGCCGTCGCAGAATCCGGACGTGCGGCAGGACGCGATCCGCTCAAAATTGAAACATACCTGCATCAACGGCGAGCCGGGTCTGATCGTCGATCCGCGCTGCAAGACCATCCGCCGCGGCGCCAACGAAACCTATCATCACCGCAAGATCCAGGGCACCGATGACATCGGCGGCGTCGCCAAGACGCTTGACGGTCACACCTGCGAAGCCGCCGAATACGGGGCGCAGGCCTGCGGCACTGCGGTGGCGCGCAAGCGTACTGGCGAGATCAAGCGCCAGCGCCAGCAACGCCGCGAGGAAAGCCGCAAGGCGCCGCGCCGCGATCCGATGGCGAGGCGGCGCGCATGATCGTGCGCCAGGCCACCGAAGACGATATCCGCTTCGCGATGGCGAACCTGTCATTGTGGAGCGGCGAGGAATACGCCGCCGTCATGGACGGGCGCGGCGGCATCAAGGCGATCGAGGATGGCCTGCTGGCGGCGCGTCGGCATTTCCTGCGCCTGTTCGCGATCTGCGACGACGAAGGCCGGCCCGGTTTCATGATGATCGTCGCCCGCGCCGACATGGGCCAGATCGAGCTCGCGGGTTTTACCACCCGGTTCTTTGACGGGATCAAGCGCCCGTTCTGGCTGTGGCTGATGCGCGACTTCCGCGAATTCGTCGACCGCCACGCTTTCGTCAGCGCCATGTCGATCATGGCCGGGCATGAGCGGTGGCTGGCCGCGCTGGTCCGGCTTGGCTTCGCCGATACCGGCGAGCGCGACCACCTGGGCGGCCGCGAATTCATCCACCTGGTTCGTATTCGCCCGCGCGCGGCAGTTGACCGGCGCGGCGCGGCGTTAGCGTTCCCCTCCATCGACCCTCTCAGAGCCGAGGCGCCCTGATGTCAAATCCGGTGAAGGCCATCAACCGCGCGATTGATCCAGTCGTCAGGCAGGCGGAGCGGATCGTCGCACCGGCCGTCAAGGCGGCGGAACGCGCCTTCACCATGCCGGACAATGGCCAGAGCGCCACGGCCGCGGCGATCACCGATCAGACCGCGGCCTTGCGCGAGGCCAACGACATCGCCACCCAAGCGGCCAAGGACGCCAATTCGCGCGTCGCGGCGGTGTCGATATCGTCGGCGGATAGTGAAAGCGCGCGCCGCGCGGCGGAAGCCCGCATGCGCCGGCTGCGCGAGAGTTCGGGCTTCACCGCCGGCGCGCAGGCCTTCGGCGCCGGCCCTGTCGGCTATCGTTTGCTGTCGGGGAGCTAATGGCTGAAATCACCTATCGCGATCTCGACAGCGTTCATTCCGGCCTCAAGCGCACGCGCGCCAAGGAGGAAACGATCTGGAACGAGATCGCGCTGTCGCTTGAGGAAGACGGCGGCGAGGGCTTCGATGTGCGTTCGACCGACAGCCGCAACCGCCCGAGCTATGACAGCACGCCGCTGCATGCCAAGGACGAGTTTGTCGGCTCGCTGTTCACCGAAGCGATCAATCCGGCGGATCCCTGGGTCGCGGTGACGATCGACGACAAGGACCGCAAGAAATTCAGGCCAGTCGCCGACTGGCTCTATACGGCCTCCGCCAAGATCGCCGCGTCGTTCGATACATCGGTGTCCGGCTTCTATGTCGAAATGGTGCCGGTGCTTGCTGACATGGCGGCCTTCGGCTCCGGCTTTATCGGCCAAGAGGAAAATCCGGGCGGCGACAGTCTCATCATCGACCGCGCCCGTTCGATCCGCGGCATGTTCAAGGATGTCGACGCCAACGGCGACACATCGCGCCTGCACGAAGAATTCATGCTCACCGGCCTCCAGGCCAAGGGCAAGTTCGGCGACGGAGCATCCGGCTTCAAGGGATGATGAGAGCATTCAGTTCGTCCACGCGCTGTTTAAAAAACTCCGGACTACGATCCGAACCGTCGCGGCAATCGCTTCATGCGCTGGCGCTCTGCCTATGTGTCGCCCGACAAAAAAGACTTCGGCCTGGTCGAAGGCTACCATGAGCGGCCGATCCACGAGATCGAGTGGCAGCGCAAGTCGGGCCGCGCCTGGGCGCGCGGCATCGGCCACAAGGTCCGCGCCGATCTCGGCATGCTCGATGAAGTCGCGCGCTCGGTCGCGATCGGCGCGCAATTCGCTGCCGAACCGATGTGGCTGGTTCACAACGAAGACGTGATGACGGCGGCTGACATTCAGCCGAGCGCGATCATCGCCGGCGGCATGTCGGGCCAAACCGGCAAGCGCACTGTCGAGCCCGTCGACATGGGGGACAATCTCGTTCTGCCGATGAACATTCACGAGAAGATCAAGGCGGCCGTGCGCGAGGGCTTCAAGTTCTCGCTGATGCAGATCGCCAGCCGGCCGCAGATGACCGCGAGCGAATTCCTCGGCTGGAAAGAGGAAAAGCTGCGCGTGCTGGCGCCGAACCTGGTCACGGTTCATCGCGGCATGGCGCCGCTCATCCGCCGCCGCGCCGGCATCCTGCTCCGCAACGGCATCATTCCGCCGCCGCCGCCGGAACTGGAAGGTGTGCCGCTCAAGCTGGAATTCCGCTCGCCCTTCGACCAGGCGCAGAAGGCGGCGCGGGCGCGCGGCAAGATGCAGTTGATCACGGCCGGGCTTAATGCCCGCGAGCTCGATCCTGAGGCCGCCGACAATCTCGTGGTCGATAATCTCATGCGCGGCATCGCCGATGGCCTGACCGGCGATCCCGGCGACGTGCGCGATCCGCGCGAGGTGGCGCAGCGCCGCCAGATGCGCGCCCAGGCGCAGCAGCAGGATGTGGATCTGGCGCGCGGCGCGCAGCAGGCCGGCATCGTCGCCGAAGTGGCACACGCGCAAAAGGCCATGAGCACGGTCGGCAACGGCAAGGGCAGGGCGGCATGACGCTTGGCCAGATATTCAAGCTGATGGCGCAGCACTGGCCTTTCCCGGTAAAGCGCGCGGCCGTGGTGTCGGGCTATCGCGCGCTGGCCACGTCATATCCGCAGACGCTCGCCGATATCGGCCTGCGTAATCATGTCTTCGGGCCTCTGCCTGAAACCTCCGATGCGATCGCGCTGGCGCGCGCCGCCGGCCGGCAGGAATGCGCGCTCGAAATTTTCAGCATTGCGCGCGCCGATCCGGCGCTGTTGCACAAAGTTCTTGAGAGCAAACCTGTGGAGACTGGACGATGAAAATTCTGGACACGTTGATGGGTTCGGCTGCGTTCTTGCGTAATGCGGACGCTGGCGCAGGCGGTGGCGGTGCTCCCGCTGCTGGCGCGGCTCCGGCTGGTGGTGCCCCGGCGGGGGGCGCTGCGCCGGCTGGTGGTGCTCCCGCTGCTGGCGCCGCTCCTGCTGGTGGCGCTC